CTAAACAAGAGTGACAGGTCTAAATTTGTTATAATCGCATGATAACTGGAGCGCAATAATGGCAATATCTACATATGACACACTGAAGTCTGGCATTGCAGATTTCTTAAATCGTGATGACCTTACAGGTGTTATACCAACATTCATTGATATGGCTGAGGGTCAAATCAATCGCGATGTGCGTCACTGGAAGATGGAGACAACAGCGCAGCAATCAGTAACCGATGATCTAGCTACGTTGCCTACTGACTGGCTAGAAACTAAAAATGTCCAGTATTACCCAGATATCAATGATACTACTAAGTTTCATCCGCTAGAGTATTTATCACAAAACGCGCTAGATGAGCGCAAAATGAACAGTGAAAATAAAATTGGCGAACCGCAATATTACACGTTTTCTGCTAATGCGGGCGCAGGGCAGTTTATATTATTCCCGCAGCCAAAAGCTCGCACTGACGATAAGATCGTTCTGTCTTATTTGCAGGAGCTTAATCTACAAACAACAAACTGGCTTATAGAAGATTACCCTGATGTGTATCTATACGGCTCGCTAATACACGCTGCTATCTACCTAAAAGATGACGAAAGACTGGCACTGTTTTCACAGATGTATGGTGCAGCAGTGCAAAGAGCTAATGCATCATCTAATGAATCTGAATACAAGCACGACAGATTAAGAACACGTAAGCTAGGCTTAGATACAAGCCGTTCTAAACAACCAAATCATGTACGCTGGAGCTAAAGCATGGCAACTAATACGACTAATAACTATTTTTCCAAACCAGCAGTAGGTGGTGATACAGACACATGGGGTTCAACCCTAAACACTAACTGGGATACGGTTGACAGTGTATTGGCAGGCGATACTGATATTCTTGCTTTAAGTATTGTTCCAGCCGCAGCTACAGATGTTGCAGCAACCTTTTCTGGTCTCGTAGGTATAGGTACTACTAGCCCTACTCAAAAACTACAAGTCGATGGTAACATCAGGATAGGCGATACAGCCATAGGGGTTGATGATGATGAAGATTACAACATAACGACTGGCGGACAGCTAACAATACACGCCAACGATTCTGGAGAGAATGTTGATTATATAGGATTAAACCTTAGTTGTGGTAATTCTAGTGGTACGCAAAACGAGTTTTCTCGTATTACTTGTTTTGTTAATAATGATGAGAAAATGCGTATAAACGCATCAGGAAACGTAGGTATAGGCACTACTAGTCCTAGCTTTAAAACAGACATAAACGTCAATTCGACTTCAGCAAACGATACTCAGGTTGCACTTCGTGTGAAGTCAACGACCACCGCTGACATGACAAATGATTTTGGTGTTAGCCAACTCTTTTCAGTCGAGGATAGTTCTGGTACAAACTTCAATATTGCACAGTTACGCGTAGTACGTGATGGAGCAGATGACTCTGGAGCATTTGCATTCTCACCTTACTCTACTGGCACTGCTACTGAACGTATGCGTATTGATTCATCAGGCAAGTTACTGCTCAACACATCTACCCATACCCTAACTGACTCTGAGATGGTTGTGGCATCTGAGTATAGTGCATCTGGTACAACAACAGGTGGTATAACATTAAGCTCACGACAAAGTGGTTCTTGGAGAAATAGCGGTATATTTGCTAACGGTGCTAACCTTACTTTTACTACTGGTGATACAGGATTAAATGGTGCGCAAGCGTCAAGTGAACGTATGCGTATAGACTCATCAGGCAACCTATTGGTGGGTACTACTGTAGCTAATCCCGCAGGCGCTAACTCTGTAGGTGTTGGCATTTCTTCTGGTTCGTATGGTGGATTTATTGGTGTAACCAGAGATGGAGATACCCCTGTTGAAATTAACCGTAAGACTTCAGACGGAAACCTTATTACTTTCCGCAAAGACGGCACATCTGTAGGGTCTATTAGTAACTATGGAGCAGATGGAATTGTCATAGGAAAGGGTGACACACAACTTGCGCTACATTCTGACCTTGATGCTATTTTCCCCGCACAAGGCTCTGGTCTAATAAGAGATAATGCTATTGATTTAGGTCGAACAACTTCACGCTTCAAAGACATTCACGCCTCTGGCAATTTAGTGGGCGCTATAAAAACCCACTTATTTAATGAAATCTACCCTGTAGGTTCTATTTTTACCACCACATCCGACAGTTTTGACCCAGAAACCGCTTTTGGTGGCACATGGTCGCTACATGGTGGCGGCAAGGTGCTAGTAGGTGATAATAACACTACTACTTATAGTGTCGGTCAAACAGGGGGATCATCTACTCACGATCATACAACAACGGTCACAAGAGATGGTTGGGGGGCGGCTGGCCCCGGCCTCGGAACTGTACCTTCAGGTCGTTTAATCACGGGTTCTGGTCTTGCTGAGGGTACTGAATATCTTAGCTCCTTGCGATATGCATCAGGAGATAAAGATTTTAATAGTGACGAAGAAACCAGCTTCCCACCCTATATAGTAGTGAAGTTTTGGATGAGAGATACCCTAGCGTAAACGTGAGGTGTGATCATGCACAAAATAACAGGAAATACAATGACTGAAGAAACCAAACAGGCAGTAGATGTTTTTGCCGCATCAACAGGCGTTATGTCCGTAGCTGCATGGTTGCCACCATTAGCAAGTATATTTACTATTATCTGGTTAGGTATAAGAATATATGAGTCAGAAACGGTGCAGAAGCTATTAAAGTGAGAAAGGCTTGGTTTGGTTTATTATTGTTTGGCGTTATGGCTAATGCTCAGAATAATCAAGAGGGCAGCCTAAACACTAGCGCCATTGACAGTACGGTCAGTAGTAATAACGTAAGTGAAGACCACAGTGTCAGCAATACGTATCAAGGTGCTGGCAGCTCATCAGAGATACCAGTAGGCAGTGCGATTAGTCCTAGCTACATGAGTAGTGGGTCAGATACGTGCTTACAAGGCATTGGCGGCTCGTTACAGACTGTTGCTGTTGGCTTTTCATCTGGTAAGTACGTTGTTGATAAAGAGTGCCAGAGAATAAAAGACGCAAAGATGCTGGCTGACTTAAACCTAAAGGTTGCTAGCGTGTCACGACTTTGCCAGTCACCGTTAGTGTACAGAGCCATGCTAACCGCTGGAAGTCCGTGTCCGTTGATCTTAAATGGCAAGTTAATAGCAGGAAGAAAAGGATTATTAGTAATAAAGCAGCAGCCAGAGCTATATATTCCAGATTACTTGGAGCATAAAGACTGGTACAACGGGGTGTTGGGAATTGGCAAAAAGGTGGAAGACAATGTTGAAGAGGATTATATTTCTATTAGCGATAAGTACCGCAGCACAAAGCAGTGAGCATGAAAACCTGCTTAACAGTAGCGGAGATATCGTAGGTCAGATAGACCGTGCTATTAAGTTAGCTGGTGCAGGCATGGAGTACGCGCATCAGGGTGTTGGAATTAGTGATGGTACATTGTCTAGCACAGCGCACATTAGTACAGAAATGCTAGACGCTTACAACACTGCTTTATCCAACTACGCTAGCAGCTACTCGCCACATGGTGACATCAGGCAAGTGCTTGAGCAAAAGGCTGAAGAGCATTTAAACATTATGCACGACAGCGTAGATCAGTTTACCGAAGTGGTTGTATCTATGAGTACCGCTATACAGGTAAACGAAAAAGTCGCAGAAGCCGTCACCCCCAATGACAAGGCAGAGGTTCAAGAGTTTGTGCAGGCTAACCAAGATATGCTTGTAATCACTGAGCAGCAGACAGAAGAATTTAACCAAGCAACTGACGACATAGAGACAAATGCTAATGCGGCAGCTGTGTACCTAGCCGTAGCTGCAAGCGATGCTGCTACCTACCTACAAGATAGTATCGAAGACAATAACACTACAGCGGATGATGTGAATATATTCTATGACGCTAACGCGCAATGGGTGTCAATGGGATATAACACTACACGTAACCTGACCGTAGTTATGCTAGCAGGCAACAATGACTTCGGGCTAGACCTGTACGCATCTGAGGCAGATATACTGGCGTTAGGTGCTGAATCAGAGTTTTATCACACATCGCCTATAGCACAGGGCTATGATTGTTTCTTTAATATGGATTGCGAATGAGTTTAGCAGATACAGAATTATCAATTGGTGGCGTTAAGCTCAAAGGTATCTACATTGCCGTGGTGTTTTCGCTTGCAACAACAATTGGCTCATTTATCTGGGCTGCCAGCAGCTTATACGGCAGACTAGAGACAGTAGAAGCTGTAACCGTTCCTGATGTTGCTCCTATTGAAGAAGAAATTAAGCTAATACAGCAACAATTACAGGATAACGATATAAGCCAGTTAAGTGCTAAATTAGCTACTTTAGGAACAACCCTATCAGTTATGGCAGAAAGCCAGAAAAACCTCTTAGAACTGCAATCAGACGTATCTGAGCTATCTAAAGAGATAGAAGGCATGAAATCAGTAGTTAAACAGGCAGAATTGGTGTCCGAGTCGATGACAGAGCTTAAAGATGAGTATAAAGTTATCGAAAGAGAAATTTCTGACCTTTGGATGGGGTTAGACCATGTTAGTGACCCATTGAGGTAATAGATTATGTGGCAAAGTTTAATATCACCAATAGCTAACTTAGCTGGCGGTTACATGAAGAACAAGGCTGAAGAAAAGCAAGCTAAGCACAAAGCTAAGATGACCATGATCGAGAACGATGCTGACTGGGAAGCTAAGATGGCTGAGGCTTCAAAGGAAAGCTGGAAAGACGAGTATCTAGTAATTTGCCTCACAGCTCCTATCGTTTTTATAGGTTATGCAGTAGGTGTAGATGACCCTACAATTATCGCTAGGGTAGAAGAAGGTTTTGCAGCTCTATCAAGATTGCCTGAGTGGTATCAGTATTTATTGTTTATTGCAGTAAGCAGCAGCTTCGGTATTAAGGGCGCTGATAAGTTAATGAGTCTAAGGAAGAAGTAATGCCATTAATTAGTTTAGATATACCAGCAGGCGTAGTTAAGCACGGTACAGAATCGCAGTCAGCTGGGCGCTGGCGTGACGCTAACTTAATGCGCTGGGAAAATGGCAGCCTAAGAACAATTGGCGGCTGGAGACAAAAAGAAGACCGTACAAACACGAACAACACAGTTGCTGTAACGCTAGGCACAGGTCAGACTGCTAGAGGCATGGTAAGCTGGAAGGACAACAACGGTGCGGCACACATTGGATGTGGTACTTACAATAAATTATTTCACATCAATGAGTCAGGTACTGTAGCTGACATTACCCCATCTAGCTTGGCATCTGGTGATTTAGACGCAGATCAGAATGTAAGTTATGGTGGTTTTGCGTTTGGTAAGGGCGCATTTGGCATTGAAAGACCAAGTGGCGGTATCATCCGAGAGGCTACAACTTGGTCGTTAGATTCTTGGGGCGAATACCTAGTAGGCGTGTCGTCAGAAGATGGCAAGTTATATCAGTGGATATTAAACAACGCAAACCCTGCTACATTAGTTACACAAGCGCCTGATGGCGCTAAATCTATGGTTGTTACAGAAGAGCGTTTTGTCTTTATGTTATGTGCAGGAGCA